GGCGGCGTTCCCGGCGGCACGATGATCCCGCAAGACATCGCCTCGTTGCTCAACCCGTATCGCCGCGGGCTCGTCGGATGAGCGGCCTCGTCAATCTTACGATCGACTCATCCAGCATCACAAAATTCGCAGTTCACTTCGATGAGATCACGCCCGCACTGCAACGCAAATTGCGCGACGCGATCAGCCGGATCACCAATGAATTGCTGGCGCGGGTTAAGGCCGCCGAGCCGGTTCGCACCGGGCGGTTGCGGGCGGCGACGGTCGCGTATGTCGACGAGCGCCCGAACTTCGTGCGCGGGCGGGTTCGCATTCGCCGCACGGGCCGAGCGTCGCAATTGGGGGCGGCCTTCGGTGCGCTCGAATATGGCGGGCCGGGAAGGCGGCGCAGCGGACCCGTGAAAGTCGGCGCCTCCCGCAGAGCGGGGTTTGCGGTCGCGGCCTACCAACGGCGGCGCCCGCACATCCGGGCGAGGCGATTCTTGCGTGGTCCGGCCGCCGCTATGCGCCCGGCGATTAAGGCGCAGCTTGCGTTGGCTATAGGGCAAGCGGTCAACGAGTTCGATTTTAGTACCGTAAAGTAATGCGATGAATCGCGAACTGATCATGACGGCGCTGTTTAACAAACTGACCGGGCCGCCTCTGCTTTTTAGCTTCACCGCCGATACCACGACGGGCGAGGTGACGCTCACCAACGTCAGCGATGCGACCGGACTGATGGTCGGCATGCCGGTTGCTGGCGACGGCTTGCCGGCCGACGCGACGATCGCCGGCATCACGCCGGCCGTCACGATATCATTACCAGCGATTGCCGACCGTACCGCATCGCCACTCACCCAGGGATTTCAGACTGCGGCGCGGCGCCTACGTGACCCTAGTGCCGAGCAGGACATGCCGGCGCTCTATCTGCTGGAGCTCGGCGAGTTGCACCCACACCGCGAGTCTTCAAACGCACCGGCCATGATCGAGCTTAATTGCGAGGCCTGGATCTACACCAAAGTCGGCGCCACCGAGAGCGCAGTACCGGCAGCAACTCTAAATGCGCTAGTCGACGGGGTAGAGCGGGCGCTTTACCCAACGCCGACCGGCTACCGTCAAAACCTCGGCCTCCGCGGGGTCCTCTATTGCCGGATCGAGGGCGAGGTCCAGAAAGACCCCGGTCATAACGGCCAAATCGCCAGCGTCACCATCCCGCTGCGCATCGTCGTCGCACAAAACGAAGACACTATCCCCAGAACAAACTAGCACGAGGCAATCATGGCCGACCTAGAAATCGAACCGCAGGTGGTAACACCCGGCACGTTTAATGTCCTGGCGCAGAACGAGATTTTCGCGAAAGTCAAGTTTGTCGGCGCCAACGTACAAGGCCCGCAGCTAACGATGGAATTGCTGCACGTCATGTTCCGCCCGGCAAGCAACGGCATCGGCATGATCCAGCAGGACGAATGGGGGCAATTACAGGTGACCGGCGAGGTGCTCACCGATGCCACCGGCATTTTCGGCACCATCGTGCATCCCGACAAGACCCTGGTTAGTCCGCTGGTGTCGCAATACTACAACGGCAAGGGCATCGTCTCGGTGCAGGTCACCTCGGGACTGACGCCGGATGTGGCCTATGTCGACATCGGCAATGTCCCGGTGTTTGAATTCACCCCGGCAATCAACACCCTGGCTCATTTCTCTTCGCGGCTCGGCGTGCGGAGCAAGGATCTAGAAATTATCACCGAGAAATCCGCCACGCTCGCGATGACGATGGAGGAATGGACCTATCGTAACTTGTTGATGGCGTTCCTCGGCACCTGATTACCCCGATGGTATCGCTCGTCGACATCGTCCCGCAGACCCGCACCGTGACCATTGCCGGCGGCGACATCGAGCTGCGCGGCCTCGGGCTGCGCCAGATCGCCGGCTTGCTGGTGCGCTTTCCCGAGCTTCGCAAATTGCTGGTCGAAGGCGCGCCGGAACTCGACCTAGACGCCTTGTTCCTCGCCGCGCCCGACGCGGTCGGCGCCATCATCGCTGCCGCGGCCGGGCAACCCGAAGCCGCCGGCACCATCGCCGACGTACTACCGCTGGAAGACGTTGCCGAGTGCCTGGTGGCGATCCGCGACCTCACCATGCCGCGCGGTCCCGGCCCTTTATTCGACCGGCTGGCGCATCTCGTCGGCAGCGACCCCGCGCTCGGCCTCGCTGGCAAGGCAGCGGCTACGAATGCGCCGCCGCCGCCGAGCAACTCATCGCCGCCGGACATGCTTGCCGCGAAGTGATGGACTACACGCCGCGGCAATTGCAGGCGTTCGTCTTTATCGCCGAGAAGCGCCGGCAGCGTGACCTCGGGGAGCAGCTCCACGTCAATACATTGGCGGCGCGCGGAGAGGAGAAAGCAATCCGCGAATTTATGAAGTCGATCGATGCCTAGCACCAATCTAGACTTCAATATCATCGCCAAGACCGGGCAGGCACTCGGCGAGATCCGGCTGCTCAAGGCCGAGATCCAAGACCTCGGCCGCAGCCTGCGTGCTGCCGTCAAGGCCGGCGACACCGCTGGTGCGCAAGGCATCTCCCAGAACATCGGGAGGATGGAAGCCCAACTCCGCGGGATGAACCGCGCGCTGGCGCAGACCGAGCAAGCCGGCGTGAAGGCGGCCGGCGGGATCGCACTAACCGCGCGCAGCTTCCGATCCCTCGAAGGCGCCATGCTCGGCCTCGGCAAGAGCTTCGGCGGTCTACAGGGCGGGTTGGCCGGCCTCGGTGTGACGCTCGCGGCGCAGCAAATCGGCAAGCTGGTCAGCGGCGTTGTCGAAGACCTCACAAAACTTCAGCAGGTTGCCTCGAATACCGGCTTCAAGCCGGCCGATATCAATGCGATCGGCAACGCAATGCTGAGACTGGGCGTCGGCACCGACGCCACCCAGCAGGCGCTGGCACAATTCAGCAAGGTTGCTGTCGACGCCAAGTTGAAGGCCGGCCAGATCGCCGACAATTTCGGGGTGATGATACAGCGCCCGGCCGAGGCCGCTTCCAGCGGTATCGTCAGGCTTAGCGGGGCAACCGATAGCTTCGTGCGGGTGCTACGCGGCAACGCCTCCAACGCAATCAAGGACTTCTCCGATCCGCTGGAACAGCTCGGAGTCAAGGCGAGGGTAGCAAACAAGTCGTTGCTCGAAGGCGCGGTGATAACCGCGAAGGCTTTGCAGGAGTTTAAGAAGAACAACCCGCTAGCCGCGGCTGGCCTCGGTGAGGGATTGTTCGGGGCGGATTGGGACAAGGTTTCACAAGGGATTGCCAGCGTCGCCAACAGCCCGGCGTGGAAAAAGCTACAGGAGCAGGCCGCCGCCCTGACCGGGCCGGAAGCGATGCAGCGAATGGCCGATTACAATGCGGCATGGGGCGATCTTCAGATCGCCATCAACAACACCATTCAGCCGCTAGTAATTCAGTTGCTTCCCGAGCTTACACAATTGTTGAATGATTTAAGGCCGGCGATACTGGCTCTATCCCCCGACCTAAAATCTACTTTCTCTGAAATGATCGCCTTCATACAAACCACCAAAAAAGAGGTGCAAGGGCTGGTCGATCTGTACAACTACCTTGCCGGCCTGTTGGCAACGATCGGTAGTGGAATCAGCGGGGCGGCCTCGGCTGTCGGGTCGGCACTGTCTAATCTGCCCGCGGCGGCGGGGATACCGGGCGGCATGGCGAGCGGCGGCATGGTGCGCGGCCCTGGCAGCGCCACATCCGACAGCATCCTTGCGCGGCTATCCAACGGCGAGTTCGTCATGTCGGCGAGCGCGGTGCAGCGTTGGGGCGCGGGGTTGCTGGCCTCGATGAACGGCGGCGGCGTGCCGCGGCTCGGGCGCTTCGCCGAGGGCGGCCTGGTGACGGCAGGAGCCGGCGGGCGCCCGGTGCACCTCCACCTCGGCGGCAAGAGCTTTGCGCTATCCGGCAATGACGGCGTCGTCTCGGCGCTGGTGAGCGAGGCGCACTGGCAGCAGGTGCGCAGCACGGGCGTCAAGCCGAGCTGGTACGCGGCGCGGCCGAGCGGGCGATGATCACCGCAACCAACACGACGCTTTTCGATATCCATTTCGCGGCATCGTCCGCACCCGGCGTCAACCCGTACAGCGCACGCGGCCTCACCGGCACGCTCACCCCGATCGAGGCGGCCAATGGTTCCAGCCTGGTGGCCCGCACCGTCAACGGCGGCCTGATCGACATCAGCGCGCCGCAGATGCGCAAGTACAAGCTGGAGATATCCGGCACCGACCAGGCGCCGCCCGCGCTCGATGGCGTATGGGTCGGCATGGTGGTGACGGTCAATTCATTCGTCGAGCTGGCGTATCTGACGGCGGGCGGCAGCCCCGAGCGCACCCCGGTATCCGGCAGCACCAGGGTTGAAGGCAATTTCAGTTATTACAGGCCGTCGTTTTCAATGATGGTGGTGGAAAAATCGCAGGGCTTTGAAGAGTGGGCATCAAACGCGCCCTGGCAAATTACACTGGAAGAAATCTAGGTGCCGGGTCCGTTCCATTTCGCTTGGTGCGGCGGCACCATCGCCGAGCAGACCACCACCATCGCCACCGGGACGACGCACGGCACCGCATTCGAGACGGCGACCCTGGTCGGCGACGTCAACGCCGGCAACCAGCAGCTCGTCAACATGCTCGCCAACCGCGGCCTCGAAGCCGGCGCGCTCTACACACTGGCCGGGCCAGGCATCGCCGACGGCACGTTCTTTCTGTTCGACGACAGCATCCTCGCCGGGTTGCCCGACAGCATCAATCTCAGCCAGGCCGCCACCGCGACGGCGCGCTCGGCGAGCTTTGTGGCGACCAAATCGGTGCCGATCGCCACCATCGCCGGCACCTTGACGCAGGGCAGCAACATCGTCGGCCTCGGCGGCGCCCTGGTCCCGGCCGGCGTCTACGGCATCTACGGCACCGGCATCGGCGAGACCGACGCGGTCGAGGGGCCGGGCATCGTCACGGTCGGCAGCGCCTGGATGATCTGCGACGGCAGCAGTGGCACGGCGGCGATGTATACGCACGTCGCGGTGCCGATCACCTCGGCCGGCGAGGATATGTTCGGCCAGCCGATCACGCTGACCACCTACAGCGTCGCGGCGCGGCCGGTGCGGGCCACCACCACCGGCACCTTCGGGGTGCAGCTCACCGGCTTCCCGACCGGCGACCCGGCGATTATCACCGATATCCCGTCGGCGTCGCTGCTCGGGCTGGTGCCGGGCCTGGTCTACAACATCACCGGCAACGGCATTGCGGTCGGCAGCACCTTTGTCGCGCCGGCCAGCGGCGCCACCTCGATCACGCTCGATCTGCCGGCCACCGCGTCCGATATCGGCGCCATCCTCACCATCACCGGGCCGCGCACGCCGAACGCGCCGTTCGACCCGGTGGCGCACGCGCGCTTCGACGAGGACATCCTCGGCGTCGAGATCGCGCAGGACGAAGGCGGTTTCGCCACCCTCACCGCATCGGTGCGCAACCCGAACGTCGGCCTCCTCGCGCTCGGCCGCAATCTCTGGGCGTGGCTGTCATGGGATCAGGCATGGCCGGACGGCACGCCGGATCTGGTGCCGCTGTTCAATGGCCGCCTGGTCGGGGTGCCGAAGCTGTCGGCCGGCGAGATCGTGCAGCTAGAGTTCCTGGCCCGGCCCGACGATCTCAACGTGCAAAAGGCCGAGCTGTCGGCGTCGCTGCAAGTGCTGCCGTATTACGATCCGGTGTGGCTGGCGTCGAACGTGACGCCCGACACCGTGCTCGAAACCTACTCAGCGCTCTATCACATCGACCGCACCAGCCTCGCGATGAGCGTTTCGGACATCATCGAGGGCGAGGCCGGCACCATCGACATCGGCGAGGACCAGGCGATCTACGATCGGTTCTCGCTGAGCTACGGCCAGCCGCCGCTAGTGGCGGCCGAGGTGTCCGGCACGGTGACGTGGACGCAGCAGGCCGAAGGGTCGATCGACGTATCCGAGCGCATCGTGCGCGCCTTCGGTGCGGCCGGCAGCGGCTACAAGCACGCCTTTGCGCAGTCGGCGTGGCATGTCGGCGGCGGCGGCATGATCTCGTGCCTGTGCGGCGACGGGCTCAAAAGCGACTGGCCGCGCCCCGGCACCTCGATCGGCGGCGGCTGGAACCTGTCGACCCTGAACGATCCCGGCGGCACTCCGCTTTGCTACATCCTCGACGCGACGGTCGGCAATCAGGGCGGCTGGATCATCCAGAGCTATTACAACGTGCATTACAGCGGCCAGCTTCCGCCCGAGAGCCAGGCCGGCAACAGCGAAGAGAAATCGAACGTCAACGTCTTCCTGCAACCGTTCGGCGCGTTCACCGCGCAGTTCCCGCTCAACGTCTACAAGATCCGTATGGTGCTGCAATACAAGGCCAACCGCACCCGCACCGAGACGGTGACGGCGGTGGTGGCGGCCGGCGTCCAGCGCGAATTGTCGGACTCGACCGAGAGCGACCGCGAGGCGATCAGCCTCAGCAGCACCTATGTCGGCGAGGCTGTCGACCTCGACGGCAGCGTGCCGATCGGCAACACCGCCTACCGCAGCTATTTCCAGACCGGCCGCGGCGCGCAATCGTTCGAGTATCTGCTGCTCGCCGCTCGGGCGAAGATGCGGGCGCGGGCAAGGGCGGTCGACATCACCTTTGCCGTCGATTGGCGCACCGCGCTCGGCATCACCTTGCAGCACAGCGTCCAGTATTTCGACCGGCGGGTGCCGGGCGGCGTCGCGGTCGGCAAGGTCAAGAGCTACCGGCTGTCGGCCGGCACCGCCGGCATGCTCGGCGAGTTTACGTTGGGCTGCACCATCGGCACCGACGAAGCGATATCGCCGCAGGCCGGCGTCCCGAGCTACGTGAATGCGGGTTACGTGTTCTCGGGCTATCAGACCATGCCGGGGCAACAAGTGGCCTTGGCGGGCTCTGAGATCGCCTATGAGACGTTTGACAGCTTCGCGGTGGTCGACGACGGGCTCGACCTCACCAACCTAACCGCCGACAAGGCGGTGAACCTCTGCGTCGTGCATAACGGGCTCAGCACGCAATTGCCCGAGATGGCGAAATTCCAGAACACGGTGGCGCCGACCGGCGGCGACCCGCTCAACACGATGCGGACCCTGACCACGACGGTGACGCTCGACCTCAAGCCGGTCGCGGGGAGCGAGTTTCACACCCGCTTCTATCCGGCGGTGACGCCGCTGCTGCTGCCGAAGACCATCGACCTATCCGCCGTCGCACCCGGAGCGCACTGATGCCGCACGGCCTCGAAAACATCATTCGCCCATTCCAATCGCCGCAATCGCACGGCGCCATCATCATCGCCTCGACGCCCTCGGCGAGCCGCGAGCGGGCAACCCTGACCTGGGGCGCCAAAGCCACCATGCCGCCGGTCCAGATCACCGATGGCGGCACCGACGTGGCCTGCTGCAAGGAGGGGCTCACCGAGTTGTCGCGCAACACCGAAACGGTGCGCATCACCCAACCCGGCAAGCCCGAGAACTATGTCGACGTGGCCCGCGCCAAGGATGTGACCCTGCGCAAGAAGGAAGAGAACAAGTGCGCCGGGGATTGGGCACAGTTCTCCGGGGTCGGCGCGGCAATCGACGAAGCATTCGCCAGCCTGGAGGCCGACATCGGCTTGCAGAGCGTCGACGGCCACCACTGCGGCACCAAGTGGTATCTGAAGAACAACACCGGGCCAGCGGCGGCGCCGCCTGCATGACCTATGTGGAGTTCCCGGTCGACAACATCGTCGGGGTGCATTGGTTCGACCCCGACGACCCGCCGCCGATCGATCCCGACAACCCGCCAGAACACAAATGCGGCGAATATATCCTAGACACCGTCGCCCTCTCGGTGCCGCTCGGGCCGACCGAGTACACCGCCGGGTTCGCGGCGTGGCTGACCGGCGCCGGCATATTTTTCAACCCGCGCTTTGGTCAACCGGCGCCGCCCGATGCGATCGACTACCCCTACACCGACCCGCGCGACATCCAGATGCTCGGCGTGCTGCGCTACGAGATCGAATGGCAGGTCGTCACCGGCAGCAAAATTAACGACAACTCGTTGCAATACCCGAACGGCACGCCGCTGACGCGCCTATCGGGCAGCGGGATCGGCTTGGGCTATTCCAACATCCTCACCGACGATCATTTCCGCTTGGGCTCGTACCCGGCGTCGCCGCACCCGCCGAACATCGCGACGGGCGCGACCGGCGATATAACCGGGGTCGGCAGCAGCATAACCAGCGGCGCATCCGGCGGGTATGACGCCAAGCACGGCGGCAATGCCGCGCTCTGGCTGCAAGCGACCGGCGAAATACAGGACTTGCACAATATCCACACAGAGCCGGCACCGCCGGATGGCTGGATGATGATCGATTACTTCAACATTAGTTATCACCTCAAGATCACCGCCTTCTGCATCGGCGCGGAACCCTGACATGGACATAACTTTCCGCTCGATCGGCCCGTGGGGCGCCGGCAAGGGCGCCAATCTGGAGCCGGCCGAGGTCGACAACAATTTCTGGTCGATCGCCGAGGCGATCATCGCGCTCCAGAACGACCCGAGCCTGCCGAACGGCATCGCGTCGATCACCGTATCCGGCACCCAGATGACGATCACCCTGACGGACGGCACCGTCATGGGTCCATTTACGCTGCCGGTGCTGACCTTCCGCTGGCGTGGCGAGTTCGCAGCCGGCGCCGCCTATGCCGCGCTCGACGTGTTCACCTTCACCGCTGGCAACCCGTCATTCACCGACCCGGCGACGGTGCAATACGGCATCTTCATGGTGCAGATCGCGATAACGCCCGCGAGCTTCGACCCGACCGAGGAGATCGGCGGCGACCCGGTCTACCTGCAACTGTTCGGCAGCACCGACTCGTTGCTGTCGACGCTGGGCGATGTCGAGATCACCGACCCGCTGGAGCAGAACGACGCCCTCCTATGGGACGATGCGAGCGGCAAGTGGGTCAACGTGACCCTAGGCTCGATGGCGCTGCAAAATTCCACCTCGGTCGCCATAACCGGCGGGCGGATCACCGGCATGCTGGCGCCGGTCGACCCGACCGAGGTCGCCACCAAAGCGTACGCAGACTCGTTGCCGGCCGGCATGACCGCGCCCGACCGCTCGATGATGGCGAACATTGCCGGCGCCGTCGCACCGGCCATCCCGCACACGCTGTCAGACTTCCTCGACTACGCGCTCGGCACCAGCACGCGCGGGACGCTGTTGTACCGCGGCGGCACCGGCTGGCTGGCATTGGCGCCCGGCGTGCCCGGCACCTTCCTGCAAACCCTCGGCGCGGGTGTCGACCCGTCATGGCAGGTCGGGGCGTCGGGCGTTACCCTGATCACGGCCGGTGCCGGCATCACGACCGGCGCGTCGGCGATCACCGCCACCGGCAGCGTCGCGCTCGCCGCGGTGGCCGATAACAATTTGCTCGCCAATGTCAGCGGCACCTCGGTGGCGCCCTCGGCGACGACGCTGACGCAATTGCTCGACCACGTCGCCAGCAGCACCCGCGGCTCGGTCCTGGTGCGCGCCGGCAGCGGCTGGGTCGCGCTCGCGCCAGGCACCAGCGGCTACTACCTGCAAACCCAAGGCGCGACGGCCGACCCGATCTGGAGTGCGCCGTCTGGCTCGGGCACGGTGACCTCGATCTCGGCCGGCACCGGGATCAGCACGGGCGGCGCGCCGATCACCGGAGCGGGCACGGTATCGCTGGCGGCTATCGCCACCGCCTCAGTGTTGGCGAACATCAGCGGCAGCTCCGCGGCGCCGGTCCCATCAACCGTGTCGGTATTGTTCGACTCGGTATTCGGCTCGGCGCAAGGCGCGATCGTCTACCGCAACGCGACGACCTGGGTGATGCTGTCGCCGGGCACCAGCGGGCAGGTGCTGACCACCGGCGGCGCTGCGGCGAACCCGGCCTGGGCGGCGGTGCCGGCCGGGGCGAGCGTCGCCAATTTGCGCATCATCTCGAACATCAGCGGCAGCACCGCGGCGCCGATCGGCAACACCCTGTCGGCGGTGTTCGACGCCATCCTCGGGTCGAGCCGGGGCATGATCGTCTACCGCGGCTCGGCCGGCTGGGCAGCGCTGGCGCCTGGCACTACCGGCCAGGTGCTGACCACGGGCGGCACGGCCGGCGACCCGTCATGGGCGCCAACCGCGACCGGCGCCAGCATCACCGTCAGCGATACGCCGCCGGCCAGCCCGAGCCCCGGCGACGCCTGGTGGGACGGCGTCTCCGGCCAGCTCTACATCCGGGTGAACGACGGCACCTCGACGCAGTGGGTGCCGGCGAGCAATCAGCCGGGACCGCAGGGGCCATCCGGCACGTCGGGGCCGTGGACGGTCGGCTCGATCCCGTTCGCGACGACGACGAGCGCGCTCGGCGAGGACAACGCCCACCTATTTTATGACAACACCAACGATCGCCTCGGCATCGGCACGACGGCGCCGGCTGCGAAGCTGACTGTCAGCGCCAACACGGCGGCGTTGCAGGCACCACCGGCAGGAGCGCTACTACAACTGGGCGCAGTAGATGGCGCAGTGACGTGGCAGGCGATGGATGCGTTTGGATCGTCTTGCGCTATTCAGCTACGACGGTCGAACGGGACGGCGGCACTGCCAACGGCTGTAGCGCTGAACGATCAAATCGGCGTCATGTTGGCCGCCGGGCACAACGGGACCGCCTATAGCGGCACAGTGGGTGCGATCGGGTTTTATGCGGATCAGGCGTGGACCAATGCGGCTCAGGGTTCTCGAATAAATTTTGTAACGACGCTCAACGGAACCGTGGGCGGTGCCGAGCGGATGCGGATCGACAATGCGGGCAACGTCGGCATCGGCACGGCGGCGCCGGGCAACCGGCTGGAAGCGGCGTCTGCCACTCATGTCGGCGATGCGGGTTTCGTAGCGCAACTGGCGGCGACTGACACCAGTCCGAACGCTGTCGGCAACGGCGGCTGGATAAACCTGAGAGGCGTTTACACCGGCACCTCCACCACTGATTTTGCGGCGATCGCGGCGCGCAAGGTGACGGCGACGGCGGGCGAGTATCACGCCGACCTAAGTTTTTACGCGAGACAGAACGGCACTGGGACGTGGGTGCCGGGATCGCCGCAGATGGTGATCCAGGGGCAGACCGGCAACGTCGGCATCGGCACGACGGGGCCGAGCAGCCTCTTAACCGTCAACGGAACCTGCGCCAATGTAAGCGGCGCGTGGACGACTATCTCGGCACGCGAGGTAAAGCAGGATATCGCTCCATACACTCGCGGCCTCGATGCGATCGTGGCGCTTAACCCGGTCGAGTTTCGCTATGCTGCCGGCACCCCGTTTGCGCCGGAAGACGAACCGTCGCGGCTGTTATTCGGGCTGCTGGCCGAGGAGGTGCAGCCGCATGTGCCGGAAATTGTCGGCTCGACCACGGCTAAGATCGGAGAGAAAGAAGACGTGGCGATAGATACGCTCGAACCAGGGAATCTGATTTACGCGCTCATCAACGCCGTTAAAGAACTCTCGGAAAAGGTCGCCGAACTGGAGGCGCGACCGTGATCAACTTCCCGGACACCCCGACCGTCGGCCAGATCCACACGGTCGGCAGCGCCTCGTGGACCTGGGATGGAGCAAAGTGGGTGGCGACCTCCGGCAGCGGCGGCGGCATCAACCAGCTTACCGGCGACGTGACGGCGGGCCCGGGCGGCGGCAGCCAGGCGGCGACGCTGGCGAATACCGCGGTCACGGCGGGCGCCTATACGGCGGCCAACATCACGGTCGACGCCAAGGGGCGGCTGACGGCGGCGGCCAACGGCAGCGGCGCGGGTGTTGCGGCCCATCCCGGCTATCGCAGCACTTTAGTCTATACCCGACCGATGACAGTGGCAGGGTCGAACACGGCAGTTAGCGCCGGCACCCTGTACCTGACCCCAATCTATGTCGGCGCCGCCGTGGTGATGACGGGCTTACAGTTAAACGTCGGCACATTAGCGGCGGGCAACGCCGAGATCGGGATTTACGCCAACAGTGGCGGCGTCCCGACGACATTGCTGCGCGACGCCGGCACGGTCTCGACCGGAACCACCGGGACCAAAGAAATTACCGGGGTAAACTACAGCGCCGCGGCGGGCTGGTATTGGTTCGCGGTGGGGTTTTCCGCGACGCCGAGCATCATCTGCGCTGCCGCAACGGATTGTGGCATGGGGTGGCTTATCGGCAGCGTGATTGACATCGGGACCGGCTTCACGGGCGTGATGCACTATCGCTATGGATGGACGTTTTCGGCGGGCGCTTTGCCGGGGAGCCTCACCTCGTCGTCATTGACGGCTTCGTTGACCGGGGCGCCGCTGGTCGGGTTCCGGGCGCAGTAATGAGCCGCCTACGTCGACAGCGCGTGCCCGCCTCGACGATTAGCTGATGAGTGCAGATCGCCTGATCTGCGCTACCTTCGCTATGGTCGGTGTTTTAGTGGCGATGAGTGGCGTGCTCGTCTTTACGACGATCGTGTTCAGTCCGACGAGCGATACGGCACTGGCGACCATGATCGAGGGGCGCATCATTTCACGCGGCATAGTGCTGTTCCTGATCGTTCCCACCATCGCGCTGCTGTGCGTACAGGACAAGATCAGCGGCGAGGCCGCCCTCGCGGCATTGTCGGCGATAGCGGGATACATTCTCGGCGCCGGCAACGCGCAGACGACGCTGCACTAGGCGCGCGAGATCGCCCGGCGTGCTGGCGGCGCTGCTGGAGCACGGGTCGAGATCACGATCAAGCCGTGAGCACGTTTATCGAGGCCCATGTCCGTCGTGAATGCGGGTTTCGCGTGCGTCGGGCTGCGGCATCCCGCGCATGATCAACGGCCCCGACCAGGAACGCTCAACCGATGGCGGCTGGTATGGTTTCGGCGGCTCCGGCGGCTTCGCTTGCGGCTTATCTTCGCTCGTGGTCACACAGGCCGAATCGATCGGCCCCGCTGCGCACTCGGTACGCGTCGTCGCGTACTTGCTGTCGTCGAGCGATACGCACTTGTAGAAATAGTGCCCGCCATACCAACCGTCGCGGCATTGCGTATTGGAGGTGGCAGTTTCTGCCGCCGAAGCGGGTACGGCACTGAGCCCGGCGAGACAGGCGCCAAAGGCTGCTGATAAAATACGGTAAGCCATGATCGAACCTCACACGTTCGGTTGCGGTGAGGCGTCGGGCGGGGTTTCCGACCCTGCCTGGCGCCGCCTTCAAAGATAGGCGGCCGAGCTTGGCGCCGGCTTGATAGGGACGGCCAAAAGATTGATTTCAGCGGCCACGGAACATCGGTGCAACCGCGTAATTTGCCGTGTCTAAACCGTGTCTTAAGTTGGGGTTTTTTGCTGCTTTGTTCTGCTCGGTGGGGTGCGCTCGGGTTCGCTCGCAAAGGCCGAAAACCGGCAGAAACGCTAGGGTTTTGAGGCGCTCGCGGCAGAACCAAACCCGGCCAGCACTTCCTTGTTGAGGACAGCACGGGCGCGGTTTATGGACATTACTTTCAACCACTTGCGCGGTTCCGGTCACGGCTCGTGTCTAAACCGTGCCTAAACGCCTCGATCGCCTCCTGCTGACCGCTCTTCATCAGGTGGGCGTAGCGCTCGACCAATAAGACCGACGACCACCCGCCGTCGCGCTTCAACAGCAGCAGATCCTTGTGGACCGCGTAGTGCCACGAGGCCCAGCTATGGCGTAGATCGTGCGGCGTCAGGTCGGGATCTATCCCGGCCCCGTTCTGGTTGGCGCGGTCGAGCGCCGACTGGAACCCGACCTTGATCTGCCCCCCGCCATTGCGACCCTTGTCTGCATACGGAAGGCCCCGATCGGTCAGAAACACCGCACCCTGGCGGTGCGGCAGCGCCGCCAAGGCGAGGACGGCGCGCATCGGCAGTTCGACATCGAGGCGCGGCTTATCGCTCTTGGTCTTCCAGAAATTGACCCGCTTGGCCTGGAGATCGACATCGTCCCAGTCGAGCTCGATCGCCTCCGACATCCGCGCCCCGGTGGTCACCAGAAAGGTCAATAGCGGCTGTAGGTGCCGCGCGGCGGCGGCGATCAGCATCTCCATCTGGTCGGGTCGGACAAACTTGGTGCGACCCTGCGTCTGTTTCGGCATGACAAATTTAGGGACGTCGCACCAGCCCTGCGCATTGGCGTGGATCAGGACGGCGCGCAACGGGGCGATCAGGGTGCGGCTGACCGAGGATCCCTTCACGCCGGGCCGCATCACGGTGTCGCGAAGCTGGTTGATGGTCTGCTGGTTGATCGACGCGAGCGGCGGATCGCCCAAGGCCCGCGCGATCCGCATCAGGAACGACTTGGTCCTCTCGTTCCGCTCGTCAGCCTTGAGATAGGATGTCACCGCGTCCGAGAGGGGCCTAACACCACGACGTTCGCCGTGCCACTGGCCGCGCAGGAGTTGGAGTTCGAGCGCCTTGGCTTCCTCGTCGGCGAGACGGGGGTCAGCAGTTGAAGCATTTTGTCGTATCCGTCCGAACCCCTTGATGTAGCCGGTGATCTGGAGCGCCCCGGTATCCGGCCGGGTCGTGACGTAGAGCCCGTGCTGACGCGGCCGGCGGTTTGACTGTCTGGCGGGTTTGGCGGGCATCGTAGAGCTTCCTCCAAGGTTCTAAGGGCAATCGCGTCGAAGCGGATGGTTCGCTGCGAGGCGCGCAATACCGGGATGTTGTGGTCGAGGATCAGCCGGCGCAAATGGCGTGGCGTGATCTGGAAATGCTCGGCGACCTCGGCGAGCAATTGCAGGCGATTGGTGGCTGTGGGGGCAGCCATCGGCGCTCTCCTATATTAAAGCTTTGAACGTAAGCGAACTTCTTCATCCGCAAGCGCTTCCCAAGGATTGGCAATCGGCGCCGCGCCGTCGTCGCGCCCAGCGACAAAGATCGTTATTTTCCCATTCGTTTCGAGTTCTACCTTAACGACGCTTTTGCCAGCGTTCTCAACCGCTTTAATGAGCGCCGTGACGTCGCTTTGTTTGAACTGGCGGGGCGCGCGGGACATCCGCTATGCCGTCTCTTTAGCTTTCGCCGCCAGCGCCTCGACGATCGCGCGCGCGCCGTCGCCATATTCGGTGCGGCACTTGCCGTAATGCGGCAGCGACGATAGCCGCAACTTATCGCACTCCGCCGGGCTGGCTCGCTCGATCAGCGCGACGAACGCACGCGACCAGGCATCCCAATCAAGTGCGCCGTCGTCGCCGGCAACCGGCACCAGCGCGCGCACCGCCGCAGCGAACGGCACCGCAGGCACCTCGGCTGTCGGCTCCAAGGTGGGATCGTGCGTAGCGCGGCCGATGGCGGGGTCGTAACCGGTGCTGGTCAGGGTGATCTTCCTATCCGGCGCATGCGCCTCGCCGATCGGCGGCAGACCGAACGGGTCTTCGTCCCGCGCCCGCTCGTCAGCCTCCGCAGCGACCTCTTTGTACGTCGGCATGAGAGGTTGCAGAGACTTGCGCTCCGATGTCGACAGCCTCTCCCAGAAGCCGCGCAGCGCCTCTGTGCCTTCCTTCGCAACATCCTCTGCCCGTTGGTGCAGCCGCTCCTCGTCGACCATTGGCTCGGCGGCAAAAGCATCGAGGTCGGCGGCGGTGTCGACCGGCGCTGCCGGCGTCACGTCGATCGGCTCGCGCGCCTCCTGCCGGATCTCGGCCGCCTCCTCGGGGGCATAGAGTCCTCCGGTTGCCATCGGCCAGATCGTGCGCACGCCCTCGCTGACGACGCGCGAGCGCAGCATCTGCCGCGGGAACTTGCGGTGCATCGGGTTTGATAGCTGCGCCTGCGCGACGCGCGCCGCATCCCAGCGGATCTTGGCCTCGCCACCCTGTGGATGACTAAACGTCGCCTCGGCCGCCTGGTCGCTCAGCTCGTGCCATTGCACCTTGCCGCCGGCCGTCAGGAAATCCCGCAGCATCGCCTCCGACTTCTTGCTCGGCGAGCCGTTTATTACATGGTAATCGCGCGCCGCGAGGACCGCCGGCCGTCCTTCGGCCGCAGCAATCGCCATCAACACCATGGCTTGGTCCGGCGTCTTAATGCCGAACATGCCACTTCTGGCAATGCTCTGCGCCAACGCTTGCATCTGCTCGAACGGCAGCGGCGCTAATTCATTGTTCGGCATTTGCTTCCTCCCGGCGCTTGGCAAACAGGCGATATCGTGTCGCGCTAATCTTCGCGCGCGTTTCAGCCGACTGTACTCGTCCCATCCGTTGGTATTTTACAGGCGGTGCTTCAATATGACGCCAATGTTTGCGGTGCCTGATATTGCTTATGCTGGCCTGGTTAACTGAGAAGCGTATGGCCAGCACGGTATTTGGTTCTGTGCTATTTAATATGTACCTAACCATATCTTCTGTGAATTTGGTTTTCGCGCTGCGCTCTCCAAACGTGGAGCGTCTCTTTGCCTTCATATCCGCCATGTTGTCGGCATGTGTCCCAAGGAACAAATGGTCGGGATTAACGCAAAGCGGGTTGTCGCACCTATGTAGAACCTGCATCCCCGGCGGGATCTCGCCACGATAAAGCTGCCACGCAACTCTATGGGCTAATTGGCTTTTCCGGCTGGCCACACCAATAGTGCCGTGTTTGTATTTATCGTTCCTGCCGCTTTTCGCGCCAGTCCAGAGCCAGCATCCGCTAATGTGGCGTGCTATTTTGCTTTCAAGTCTTGTGCGCAAATCAGGTCGCATCTTCTTCTTCCATCGATTTAACTCGAAGAACCCTAATATCTCGCGCCGGTATGAGAGTTTCTTTCCTATGCTGGGTCGCATAGGTAATCTGCCATCCTGGCAACCACCCCAGTCGAGCGGCCCCGATACGTTGTTTAATTACCTCGTCTATCTCTTTAAGGCGGGCCTCCGCAGAAGAGGTGGTGGCTTTTAAAATTGCCCGTTCATCAAGTATGACGGGCAAAAGATTATCTTGAGAAAGGTCTATCGAACTGCCGTCATCGAATACCTCGGCCAAGCCTTCAGCCGACTGCGCGACCGGGTGCTCGCCCGCGTCCCACATGCGCCAGAACTCCGCGACGGCATCCAGGATGCGTTGCTCGGCAGCGGGATGACGCGGCACGTCGAACAAGTGCAGGGGGAACGACGGCGAGCGCACCATCACCGCGAGTATGCCGCGGGCGCATCCGGTTACGATCAGCTCGCAAAGTGTTTGGAGGACATATTGAAGGGGAGGGCGCGCCCTCCACTTTTGCCACTGTTCGACCGATACCGTCTTGCATTGCACCAGAAGATCGTCATCGCCGAATGCGTCCGGCGTGCAGCCGAGCCGCAGGTCCGGGAGAATGTGAAACGTCGTCGCCTTGACGACATGCAATTCTGGCCGCTCTTCGTTGAGCGCGGCAATCACTGCCGGCTCCAGAATGCGGCCGGCCCGCATTGCTGGATTGTCGCCGGCCCCGCGTCGCTCGCCACGCATCTCCGCCACAACATCGGCAATCGATGTCCATTCATCGCAGCCAAACAGCGCCCCCATGCGAGAGGCGGTATAAAGGCCGGCTCGCCAGCCCAGCCATTCGCCAATCGAGGTGATCTCGCGGACTTCGCGGATCATAGCGCCAGCGCCGCCAGCACCCAGCCGACTGCGGCCACCCACAGCATGATCCCGGCCGGCAGAAACAAGGACCGGCAGCGGCGCCGGCGCCGTGCGGGCTGCTCGAAAACGCAATTCGAGAACGATATGGCGCCCATTCACCGCCTCCGCCGCTCGCAGGTGTACCCGTGTATGCAAAACGCGTCGGCGGCAAACGCATTGCCGGTCGCGCAGCTCGCGCTCAGCGGCGGCTCGGGCCGCCCCACCGGGCGCCACAGGCCGGTCGCTAATGCTGTGGCAGCTATCGCGCAGGTGTCCGCATTGGTTGCTGCCACCGTCTCCTCGCTGCCGTCCGGCCAGGTGACGACGAGCGTGTGCGGGTCAACGGCGTCAGCCGCGAGCCACAGCAACCCGGCGGCAAGTGCCTTAGTCATCGCCGCGCCCTCGGGTCAGCGCCGGGTATAGCTCGCGCATGATGGGGTCGGCGCGGTAGGCGCAGATGGCGAGCGATTGGGCTAACGCCTCATCGGGCACGCCGATCTTATCAATCAATGTTGCTTTGATTGCCTCCAGCCGCTCGGCCGGCAGATGCCACGGCAGCGCCGCGCGGAGAGTTGCTAATTGGCCGGCAATCTCATTCTTACACCATTCCCGACAGCGGTCGGATGGATGACTACAAGCGGCTCCTCCTGAAGCCAGATAGCATCCCGCCCTTATAGCGGCATCGATGATCGGCGTGTCGCTCACCGGAATTGCTCCGGATACAACTCGCGCATGATCGGGTCGGCGCGGTAGGCGTCTACGGCGAACTCAAGACAATTTGCCAGAAGTGCGCTGGCGTCATGTGGCCGGATGCTTTTCCATTGATCGATTTTTGCCCAGCTTGTCGGGTTATATGTGCGCGCCATCGCCTCCAGCCGCTCGGCCGGCAGATCCCACGGCAGCGCGGCCCGCAGAGCGGCAAGCGAGGTCGTCGCCACGTCACACGCGTCAGCGCAGTCCGGGAACCAGCAACGCGATATGTTACCCGAGACTTCGGCATTGCATCCTTCTCGGATCGCGGCGTCGAGGATCGGTGTGTCGCTCACAGCCACCCCATCCGCGCCGCCGCCCGGTCCTCGGCCTCGGCCGCCCGCGCCTCGAAATCTTCGACCCGCTCCACCGCCCGGCTCAGCGGCATCAGCCGCTCGGCAATGCGCGGCAGCCGGCCGGCGTCGAGCCGCTCCGCCTCCCGCAGCAGGCCCTGCGCCTCGCGATATACGGACCACAAAAGCTGATCGAGCGATGGGCGGGGACGCATCCGATGACCCTCTGGGGGCAGGGTTGGGATACGTTACGGAGAAACACTTCTCTCGTCTATGGGTTTTTGAGAATTGCATTATCGAATCTGCGAGAATGATTTCTCGCTTGGATGCGACAACGAGTCGCCTTACGTTAACCTTACGTCGCCCGGCGTCACGGTGCGGTGCGGTTGGTTAAAATCAAGAGCTTGCCCAACCAGGGGAGCAAATATGGCGCGAAAGAACGGAGTTGCGACCGGCGGCACAATCCACCCGATTGCCACGCTGCCGTTTAATGGCGAGCGTGTTGATGTCGCGCTAAGCCCCGGCGATGATCACCCCTGGGAGCACGGCTATGAAGACCCGGAGACGAGA